CCTCGGCAATGGTGATCCACTCTTTGTCTGGCGAAGCCACGGCAATCATCCTCACAATGTAACGCTACCGGCTCTAGTGTGCAAACTACAACCTTGGTCCGTATATCACCACGCGATCATCCGTTTCTCGTCGTCCTCTTGGTCCGTCCGCTCGAAACCCTGTACACTATCAACTGCCCGAAACGGGGCGATTATTCCAGCGGATGGGGTCGAGTTTGAAGCACTGTCCAGGGTGTGCAGAGTTTAAAGCGGACTGAGCGGACGGACAACCTTGGTCCGTCCACTTGAGACGAAAACTTGAACGCCTGTACACTAGCCGCTAGGATCGCCCCTCAAACCCAAAAGAGGAGAGCGACGATGCAACTGAAAGATGTGCTGATTGACCGATTTGCCCCACACAAAGACCTCTGCGACCGGACGGTGACCATGTACGTGGCCACGCTGGCCCGCCTGCGAGACTTTCTGGGGCGGGAGCCGACCGTTGACGACCTCGACGATTTGGTTATCGCCCGTTTTCTGCGGTGGCGGCGTGTCACCAAGCATTCGAAGTGGAAGCTGATCAGCCCGGCGTCTTTGGCGAAAGACTCAGCCCACATCCGCACCTTGTGGAATTGGCTGGCGAAGAAGCGGTGGAAGCGGTCAGACGGCCAGATGATCGAGTTCCCAGACTACGCCAGGCCGAAGGTGCCAAAGCCCGTGCCGAAGGCCTACAAGGCCGAGGAGCTGGTGCGGCTAGTCGAGGTTGGCAGGCAGCGGAAAGGACTCGTGTCGGGCGTGCCGGCGGCCTGGTACTGGCCCACCAAGATCATGGCCATGTTTCAGACCGGCGAGAGGATTGGTGCGGTACTGCAAATCCGCTGGTCGGAGGTGGACCTCGAGCGGCACACCCTCACGTTCCTGGCACAGCACCGCAAGGGCCACCGGGAGACGATTACAAGGCCGATCACGCCAGACCTAGCAAAGATGCTGGCGGCCCAGAAAGGCCCGCCAGGGGCTCGCGTATGGCCTTGGCTGGACGACCGGGAGCCGCTGTCTGCCTACAACAGCCTCCGGGTGCTGTGCCGGGTGGCCGGCGTGCCGTACAAGCCGTTCCACGCGATCCGCAAATCGACCGCGTCATACCTGAAGCGGGCCGGGATTTCGGCGAGGAAGCAATTGGGCCACAGCAGCGAGGAGATGGCAGAGAACCACTACTACGACGAGGAGATCACCGGGCGCGAGTCCAACTTGGACTACCTGCCGGATCTCGACAAGCCCCACGAGCCGCCAGCGGCGTGAGCCTAGCCCCGGATCACTTGCCCTGCTTCTCGCGGTACAGCACCAGGGCGATCGCTGCGTAACACGCGATGTCTTGAAGGGTGTCGGGGACACCGTCGAACTCGCACGTGCCTCGCCTGAAAAAAGCCTTAAGCCGGTGCATCTTGTCGGAGATCCGCAGGATGCAGCCGGCCCAGGCGGGCATGTTCACGACATCCGCGGAGCTGCGGATGTTTGAAAGTGCGTCCTCGTCTACCCCGTAGTCCATTGTTTTCCTGAGATGCAGCGTCCGCAGCTCGTCGAGTACCTCGAGGAACTCACGTGAGCCGGGCCGGAGGTCGCTCTGGTCCTCCAGCAGGCTGTCGCCTGCAAGCCGCTCGGCAGCGTACTTGGCGGCGCTGGCCTGCGACATCACCTTCCACCGCTCGGGTGCGTCGTCGGCCGGCTGGCACTTGCCACCCTCGCAGCAGCTGCCAGCCAGGCGGGCCTCGACAGCTTCACGCAGTGCGGCGTTGGATTCATCAAGAGCGGTTGTCATTTGGTTCCCTTTCGTAGGTCTCTGTCGCAGAAAAGTGGATACGCCCGCGTCACCTCGTGGCGGCCGTGGTCGATGATGGCCATGCCCTGGCACGGCCGCTCCGGCGAGGCGACACGTTCAGCGTACGGGCTGTGTCCAATCACGCTGCCGTTCGCCACATACCGTGCCCCTCGCAGCCAGCCCCACGAGTGGTAGTGGCCGAAGATGGTCAGATCCGCACGGCGGCCTGCGTCCCACCTGGCGATTGATTTGCTGGCCGGCAGCGCGAGACCGTAGACGCCGCCGCCGTAGCGGATGCTGTGCCCGTGCGTGGTGCGGACGAGGAATCCATCCAAGTCCACGTACCCAAGGTGCCCAGCGGCGATCTGCCAGCGGACGTTTTTGTTCTTCTCCTCGCGGGCGAGCGTGTGATACATCATCTGCTCCCACGAGTGATCGAGCTCGGTGGCAATGCGGTTCTTCTCGGTGCTTCGCCCGTGGTTGCCGGCGTTCGTGCAGACGATCACCTCGTCGGCGTGCTGGGCGATCGAGTCGATGAGGCCACGCAGCCGCTCAGCGATCCACCGGGTGGCGTTCATCGGCGAGAGCTGGGCGACTTCCATGCAGTCTGGGTGGATATGCCCCGTGATGAAGTCGCCGCCAAGCCAGACGAGAACGCGTCGGACGTTGGCCTGATTGCGTTCGTGCTCGAGGCAGGCGATGAACCGCTCCTCGAGCTCGTTGAGTCGCAGCTGACACACCTCAAGCGAGTAGTCGTTCTCGCCGTTGACGGTCTCAGGAAGTATGCGTTCTTCGCAGTGGACATCCGAGAGCATCAGCACCGCCGTGGCGTCGTGCTTCTTTGCCTTGACACGCTTGGTCAATGGTGCCTTAACGGGCTGGATGCCAGAGAGTGCCGCCAGCGAGTCGCCACGCTCACGCTCCCGGTCGATCTGAGCCAGAGCCGCCTTGTACCGGCCGCGGACTGTAGCCAGTTCTGACCGCAGCCGTGCGAGCTCAGCGTCGGCAGCGAGCTGCTGTGAGTGGCTCACGTCGTCGGCGATCTCGTCCCTCAAGCGTCGTTGAGCCATGCAATCACCCCCTGTTCGCCCACTTCGGAGATGCCACGCTCTCGCAGCCTGGCTGAGATGTTCCGGGCCAGAGTCTTTTTGCGGGTTCCGAGCTCGCCGGCCAGCCAGGCGGCCCGCAGTGCGGCAAGCTCGGCCTGGTGCTCGTCGGCGACCTTCTCGTGCCACTTCTTGCTACCGTGGCGGACGGCCGCCATCGCCTCGCGCACGTCGTCGAGCAGGCCGCTGCTTTGGCTTTGCTTCTTCACGCTTAGGCTCCTTGCCCTCGAGGTGTATCCAGCCGTCATCGTCTGGGATGCCGCCGCCGGAGTGCTCCTCGTCATCGTCGAGGTCGGGCGGCAGGATCACCGCCTCGGGCTGCGTTTTTGGCTTGGTGCGTCCCATGCCATTAGCGTGGCAGGACTGTCAAGCGTTACGCCTGGCGTTGGCAATCGCCCGCCGCACAAGCATCCTGCCGGCCACGTCGAGGAACGGCAGGCCGCGCGCGGCGGCTTCCTCACGCATGACGGCGACGACCTCTTCGATCCTTTCGGGTCTGCTGGCCTCGTCGCATCCCCAGGCGTCCATCTCTGCGGCCTTTGCGCGGCAGGCACAGGTTGGCGTGGGCGAGATGCCAAACCTTTTCAACAGCTTTGATAGCTCCGTGCCGGGGCCGTAGGTCGGTGGGGCTGGCAATGGCGGCGAGGATTGCGGGAAGCAATTTCTGACAGCGTGCGGGTACGGCATCCGCACACCGCATGCAGAGCAGGCGGCAGTCAAGGCATCATAAACGCATGCAATTACTGGGATGTCAGTACGCATCTACTATTGTGACGCTTATTGTATTAAAAGACTGCCCTCGCTGAATTATTGTGCCAGAGGTAACGCTGCACGGATCGTTCAGCCTTGAAAAATCAATAGACCCTGAATCGCAAAATGAGCTATCGGTAGAACCGCGGGCAAAGCAAAAGCCATTCCTTGACGTGTAGCCGCTTCCAAAGAAAGCCTGCCCTGTGTACTGCACGGCAGCAGGGTCAGAAATCCCACCGCTCAGCGCGCCTGTTGATGTTCCTGTGAGTGTGCAGAATGTCGGGTTTCCAAATCGCCCCTGCCCGGATTGTGCAAATGAGCCAACGCACGGATCACGCTGGCACTCCGTGCTCTCGGCGCGCCTCAAAAAGCTAATAAGAAACGCGGTTTCTTCGGGACGCATCTCAATGTAAACAACAGAAGCATCAAGCGATTGGGCAGGAGTCCCCGACAATTGCAGCGTATACATGCCGCACACGGCAATATCCGACATAGAGGTGCGAGTCAGTGTTACGGTATTTGAAAAGGTGCGACTTGGTATCAGAGTCGGCGGCAAGCCAAACCCCACGCGGTCGCTGAATGTGGCGACGTAAGAAATCACAATGTATTGCGGAAGGCAGTCTGGCGATAAGCACGACACGCATCTGCTGCAACACGGGTTCGGCGTACACACCGTCCCCACACCCTTGAACACCTTCCCCGCCCCTTGACACTGGCACTGCGGCTTGACGCTGCACGTCGTTCCCTCGCAGCACGCGCCTTCACGGCAGGCTTGGGTGCACTCGGCCTCGGTGCGGTAGCCCGTGCGGCCTGTGGTCGAGAAACCGGGCGGGAAGTTTGTGGGTTGGTAGCAGGGCATGGCCGATCAAGAAAATCTTGCGGTAAGCGGAAAATGAACGCCACTTTGATACCCAACAGATTCCGTTCTGTCGGGGAAGTTTCTGACAAATATTGCAGTCATCGCAACAAAACCCAACGCCGTGAAAGCGGCCTCGCTTCCAGACATGGACGTTCCGCCGCAAACATCAGTAATAAGCGGGCCGGTGGTTAACAAATATGAGTACCCAAGAGCGTTGCACTCCGGCACTCGCACGTTGACTATTAGCCTGCCGTTAAACTGCGACAAAAGCCTGCCGGAGTACGATGTGGATTGTGGGGTAATGTCTGGCAGCACAGAACATGACCAACAAAACTGCACATCTACGGAACTGTCTCTGTAGAGGTACTGTTTTCCCATGCTGTAGTTTATTTGTGCCAGTTGGCCGGTAGAGCTATTTCGCACAGACGCCGTCTCTTCGCATGTCGGGATGAAGTCAGACCACCCGGCAGGCACTCCGTATACGTGCCTTGACCTCAGCACATAAGTTCCAGATGCAAAGTTCTTGAGCGACGAATAGCAGGAAGCAGCCCAGCCAGGAACTGCCGGGTGGAATGGGTCGTAGATAGGAGTACCGTCTAGCGTGAAACTGATGGGAATATTGGCGACCGCGACAGGATCGCTAACCGTGATTTCTACAGTCACTTCGGGCGGCGCAGCGCAACCCGGACTGCATAGCTCCTGACACGGATTCGGCGTGCAGATCGTCCCCACGCCTTGGAACCTCTGCCCCGCCCCTTGGCAGTCGCACGACGCCTTTATGCTGCACGTCGGCGGCGAACCGACTGCCCCAGCTTCGCAGCAAGCACCGCCACCACTCACATCGCAATACCACCCACCGCAGCAGTCGCAGTTTTCTGCAAGCCTGCCATCTTTGAGGATGATCGAGTTGTTTCTAGTTGCAAGTGGCATTATGTGCAAGCCGTGGTGCCGATGGAAATCTGGCTGGCGGTCGCGGTGGACACGACTTGAATACGCGCCCGCGTGAACATTAGCCCCGCCGTGGTAAGCGTCGCGCCTGTGATCACTTCGGCCGTCGTGTGCTTGACCGCAACGAGATACCACGCCGTCCCGTCCTTGGCGATGCCGCACGGCAGTTCGCCCTGGCTGGGCAGGTCGTAGACGAGGTTTGTCGCACTGACCGTATTCGGCGTGCTCGTCACATTGCGAAACGTCACCGTCTTCGCCGAGTTGATCGCCCAGGCCCCAGTAAACGTGCAGACGCGAAACACCTTGCCAGCTGGACCACCTCGAGGCCCCCACTCGATTGGCCCGAGGTCGCGGTGCCCGGCCTCGACCTGGCGGACGGCCTTGCCAATGCGTTCAGCAGCAGGACGAGTGAACGACACTCGCTCTACTGATGCAGGCTTGCCGTCGGGTTTCTTGGCCATTAGTTACGCGTCGATTACGCCGCAGGTCATGGATGCCGCAGCACGAGGTAGCAGAGGCATAGCGTCTGCATGATGGCGCAGAGCAGGACGATCGTCTCGTCGTCGCAGAGGGCGTAGTAGAGGAAGGTCATGCTATGCCTACTGAATCCAAAGCGAAAACGGGACTCGCGGAGCATTTGCGTTAAAATCCCACAGCCGAATAGTGTCTCCGGCAGACACAGCGAGAGTCCGAGTGATTACCCATGTGGCGTCGTCGCGAGTCTGCGATGTGAGGAACGATGTGCTTGTAGTGCCATTCCGCTGATAAGAGAGAAACCCGGCGTCGTCCCAACCATCATCGTTGATGGTTTTGTATGTGACAAAAAGAGTGCCGGAAACATTGCATGTAAATAGCGGCGTTCTCCACTGATCCTGCGCGACGTTTTGCGAGTGCGAAGCAGACCCATAGGGTGGGCCGCCAGTCTCGCCGCCAGTTGTTTTCAGCGGGCTGGAAACGGTTCCGCTGCCGCCCCAACTGGCAGTTGTTCCAGACGAGGTAAGTATTGAGGATGGAGAGACAGACATAGCTGCGGCATTAGGCGTCACGCTGCTCGACGCCGCCGTGTAGGTGCCAGTGCCATTGCTGTTGATCCCTGCCGCCCTGAACACATACGCGGTGCCATTCGTCAGTCCCGTCACCACCTGACTCGCAGTGGATGAAGCGGTACGGCTGAAGGTTGTCCACGTTGACCCAGAGTTGCTGCTGTACTGCACAGAGTAGTTGGTAATCGCACTGCCGCCGTTGTAGCTCGGGGCAGTCCATGTCAGCGACACCTGCGCGTTGCCTGCGGTCGCTGCGAGCGAAGTTGGCGCGGACATTGGGCCAGAGTCCGGGAACGCTGCCGTGGGCACGGTAATTGTTGAGCCGGTGTACGAGCGATTTGAGCCAACGGTCCACCGGAAATCGTCGATGAAGCCGTTCATCGACGAGCCGCCGGCTTGCGATCCGATCCATACGGCAGTGGGATTGACGACCCAACTAGTGGAGTCGGTAATGGTGCTGCCCACCTGCGTACCGTCAACGTACAGACGATTACTGCTGCCGCTCCTTGCGATGGCAATGTGATGCCATGTGTCGTTTTGCAGTGACATGCCACTGAACTGGACCGGCCACGTTGTGTTTGCTCCGCCTAGCCACAGTTGGCCCGAGCCAGACAAATTAAACCCGCCCATCATGTAGCCATTGGCATTTTGTGGCCCGCCGAGCCACCAGCCTTGGGCCGTTGCGTTGGCAAGCCGCACCCAGAACTCAATCACAAAATCGCCGCTCATGTTGAGGGCAGTGCTTGACGCGACTGCGAGATACTGCCCGCTGCCGCTGATGGCAATCGACCCAGCACCAAACTTCTTCTGCGAGGTACTGACCGCCGCGCCGCTCGCCGTCACACTCCGAGAGTAGCTAGACGAGTCTGCGGTTGATGTGTCGCCGTGCAGCAACAGTTGCACGCTAGCGAAGTTCGCGTCGGACGGTATCGCAACCGTCACCGCACTGCTCGCAGCCGTATACGCCCCCACGCCTACCGCATTCACCGCCGCCACGCGGAAGACGTACGCCGTGCCGTTGGTCAGTCCAGTGACAGTTGCACTTGTGGACGTTGATGTGCCATCAGCAAACGTCGTCCACGACGATCCAGAGTTACTGCTGAACTGAACAACATAGTCCGACACGGGTGCCTGGGCTATCACTCCTGTCGGTGCCGTCCACGCTAGAGACGCCTGTGCGTTGCCCGCCGTCGCAGTGAGGCCGGTCGGTGCGGGTGGCAGGAACAAGTCCCAGCGGGAGTCGCTGGCCGACAACACGCCGCTAGAGATCGCCAGACCAGACCCTACGCGCACGCCGCCCAGCGTTGAGCTGCTGGCAGTCGGCAGCGTGTACGAAGTGCCGCCAAGCAATATGGTCACAATGCTGCCGTTGAGGTCTTTGACAAACAGCTTTGAGTCTGCCCAGTTGACAGCGCACTCGTTCGTGTCAAGATCGCTCGTCGTTGGGACGGCACCGGCTGTATAGGAACGCTTAAGCTTTACCTTGTTTGGCATTTTAATCAGCCTGTAGATAGAGAGAGCGCGACGCTAAAAGATTCGTAGCTATAGCGACTTGACTTCAGGAACCCGCTAAAACTCAGAACTTGACCAGCAACAACCGAGAACGATCCTTGTGCGTAGCGCGGTCCGTAAAAAAAATTGTTCCCAATGCCACAGGTTACTTCGCCTTCAGAGGTCTCACCATAAAGCTCCATTGTGTACGCAAGCACTCCAGCGGATTGCACTGTAATAGATCCGTTAACGCTCCTATTAATCAATGGCAACGCAGTTGACCTTGCCAAACCGCCTGAAATGTATGCGGTAGCCCCGCTGGCATAGATCGTCGCAAAGTCGCTATCGTTATTGAACACTGTGACTGATAGCAAGCCGCTTGGGGTAACGGCTTCCGAGGTCGCGTAACTACCAGTGCCAAGAGAATTAATTGCCGCCACGCGGAACGTGTACGCTTGCCCGTTTGTGAGTCCATCCACAACCACACTCGTCGCCGTCGAGGTGCCGTCAGAGAATGTCTGCCACGCCCCTGCGCCTAGCTGAAACTGAACCACATAGTCCGTGATTGTCGCGCCGCCGTTTGACGGTGCAGTCCACGATAGCGTGACGCGCTCGTCACCTCGTACCGCAGACAGGCCGGTTGGCACTCCCGGTGCAGTCGGATTGACGCCGATTACTGCCTCGCCGCTGGTCACGCTGGCTGCGCTCTGCGCCGAGATTACGCAGCGGTAGCGGTCGCCGTTGTTTGAGGTAGTCAGTCCCGTAAGAGCAAGCGATGCGGAAGTGGCTCCGGTTACGTTGGCCCACGCGGAGCTTTGATACCGCTGCCACTGATAGGTAAGCGTTCCGGCAGGGCTTGCTGTTGCTGTGACCGAAATGGTCGCGGCACCCGAGACGGCAGACTGATCGGTAGGTTGCTGCGTGATTGTTATGGTCCGGTCGTAGACGAGCGTGCCCGTATAGTCGCCGCCGTCAACGTCGCTGGAACCGCCGCCGCCGCCAGCCGAGATCGTGATGGAGCTGCTGGCCGTGCTGACCGTAACGCCAGCCCCAGCGGCAATCGACACCGTGCCCGTCAGGCCATTCAAGACCTGCACATATTGGTGTGCGTGGGCCACCTGCGAGAATGACGCCGTGAGGCCCACTACGTCTGTCGTGCCGTGAGTGTGGGCCTGCGGTGCAAACGTCGCTGGCACTCCGCTGAGGGCCGTGTAGCCGACAGTTGGGATGCGGGCGAGATCGAACACGCCGCTGGTAATCGCTGCGGCGTCGTGCGTGTGATTGCCCGCCGCGAAGGAGCCAGTAAAGCCCGTGATGTCTGCCGTGGAGTGGGTATGGGCCTGCGGGGCGAAGGTCGCAGGCACGTTGGCAAGGGCCGTGTACGAGATCGTCGGGATGCGTGCCATGGCAAACGTCCCGGCCGTCACGTCGCTGGCCTGCAGCTGCACCGCACCAACGCGACCTGCCACGGATTGGACCGGGGCCAGGCTGGAGACCGCCGTCGTCCCATACGATGCAATTTGGAACTGCCCGACGCCGGTGGAGATCGTGATGCCGTCACCCGCAGCCAACTGGAACGTGCCGAAGGCGTTGGTTGCTGTACCTTGGGCCACGACAAAGCCAGCAGGCCCGATGCCGCCGCCTACCGTGACCGGCACAGAGGAGCTGACGCTGGCAACCGCGATGGCGACAGCCGTGCCGCCAGACACGCTCACGCCGGCAGCGGTGCTCGAGACTACGACTTGGATACTCATGGGGCGTAAGCCCTCAGCGTGCCCGAGAGGTACGTCCGGGTGACTTGGCCAGGCGAGACGCCGCGCAGATACCAGCGGTAGTTAGTGGCAGGACTCAGGGCAGCCGTCTGAATCTCAGTCAGCGACAAGTTGACTTGTCCGGCAGCAGCGTTCACGACTGTGATGCCGAACGTGGCCGCCGTCGCACCCTGCGTGCTTACGCCGCTCGGATTCACAAACGATACCGCCGTGGCTGTTTCGTAGACGATGGCCGTCCACGTAAAGCTCGTAGTGTCGATGCTCAGGTCCGCGAGCATGCCAAACTCATCGCCAACAGTCAGCGAGATGTTGAGTGCGCCCGGCAATGCGTTGAAGGATTCGGCCATATGGTCACCCTACTCGGTTTACGAAAGTGCTTTTAGAAGGGCGGCGTGCCGAAGAACGGCTGAAAACTCACCTCTCGGTGGACGCGGCGGTAGAGGATGTCCGGGGCCGTGCCAGGGCTTTTCAGTGACCCGTTGTTGTTAAGAGCGACCGGATTGGACGACGCGACCTTTTCGCCGCTGTCGGGGTCGATTACGTAGGCACGCTTCTGCTGGCCGCCCTCAAGGTAGTTGTAGCCCACGTTTGGCAGCATCAGCCGCCAGCCGCTTTGCCTGAACGCCAGCTCAACAGAAACAGACCAGTATTTGATTTCGACGCCATCGACGACCTCCACCTGCTGCTGGCCGCTGATGCCCTGGCACTTCCACTGGTACTGCTGGGCGCCTAGATATGCGTCGCTGTTCACGCAGTTGGTGACTTCGGCAGCGAGGCCGATAGGAAACTGCGAGCGGTTCCCTGAGATCGTGGCGCGTAGCTCACTCTCTTCGGTCATCGCTCCCTCAAAGAAGTCGTAGGCGGAGTTGACCAAGGCACGCAGGTCGCCGTTGCCGCTGCCGTGGAAGTAGGCCAACGCCGGGACTGCCGCGCCACCTGTAGAGAACGACCAGATGTCAGCACGGGCCAGCGGGTTTGGGTCGCTGTCCTCGGTGCCGATTGCCGGCACAGAGTACGAGTACGTGACCTCGACGTGAAATCGGTCTAGCTCGGTTACGGCCCCCTCGCTGCACAGCAGATACATGTATTCCGGGTGTGGCGTGCCGTGGAATATCCCGACCGTGTTGAGGGCTTCTTGCGTAGTGACCGGGCCGTCTGTGGTCAGGTGGTACTTGATCTCGGCCGTCGGCGACTCACCGAACCGGTGCGAGAACGTACGAGGGATCACCTCACGGTATGCGGTTACTGGCATTAGGCGGCCCCCACGATGTCAACGACGCCGCCCAGCTTGCCGATCTCTCGGGCAATCTTCTGTAGCTCGGAGAGCTGCTTGCGGTATTCAGAGATGGCCGGGTCTTCGCGGCCGGTCGCCAGCCGCAGGAACTCGCTCGCGCCTTCGCTGGTGCGTACGTCCGTAGCCTGCACGGTCTGCTGCGAAGCCTGCGAAAGAGCTTGAATTCTCTCGGCGTCGATCTCGGCAGCCCGCTGTGCATACTGCTCGTTCAGGTCGCGGATTTTCTCAGCAGTCCTTAGTGCGTCCTCAAAGCCTGCCCGGATGGCGTCGGCAGCCTGCTCAAAGGTCTCCGGGTCGATGACTTTCGCCGCGAGGTCGGCCTCGAGCTGGGCCAGCTGCTCTTGCGCTGCAGTGAACGCCTCGGGGGCAAGCTCAAAGTTGACGAACGAGAACGTCTCGTCCAGCCTGTCGCGTACGGAAGCGATGGCCCGCTCCGCGTCCTGCGTTGAGAACCCGAACTGGGCGCCTTCCTCGGCTGCGGCCTGGGCCTGGTCGAGCAGCTGCAGCCGACGGACGGCAGCATCCTCTGCCGCCTTGTCGCCGCTGGCACGGGCCTCGACGATCGCTGCCTCGGTCTCGTCGATCTGGCGAGTGATAGCCAGCAGCTTTTCGGAGGCTGTCACACCTTCCTGCCCAATACCCTGCGACTGCATAAACGCATCGGCCAGCTTGCGGTCGGCCTCAACGGCCGCGGCAGTAGCTCGCTCGGCCGCTGCGATCTTCTCGTCGGCGGCCTTCTGTGCAGCCTCGGCAGAACGGGCTTGGGCTTCTGCCTCTTTGTCTAGCGTTTTGATCTTTGCGTCGAACGCAGCCTTCTCCTGCTCGGCCATCTTCTTGGCCTCGTCGGCCGTGAGCGTGCCGTCGGCCTGGAGCTGTGCGATCTGCTCGAGCGAGTTCTGGTAGGCAAGTGCGGCGTCAAAGCCTGCGGCACCGAACTCTGCCGCAGCGGTGGCGGCGTTGCCGATTTCCTTGGCGAACTGTGCCGCAGCAAGGACAGGCTGCGACAAATCAAGTTCTGCGAACGCTTCCCGAGACGCATCGCCGACAGCACCGAAAGACTGCACAAGTTTTGCAATAGGAGTGGCAAGAGACCCGATGATCCTTCCGATGCCACCAACGACAGTACCGAAAGCCTCAATTGCCACGCCAAGGCCAGAGAGTGCTGGCTCCAGAACGTCGCCAATCGGACCCACGATGGCATTGATACCGCCGAGGAACTCGGCGGCACCTCGGGCAATGCCTTCGCCCAGGCCGGCAAACGGTAGCAGTAGCAGCTCGCCAAGCCTGGAGCTGGCAACGCCCAACGCATCAATGCCGGCACCAAAGTCGTCAATCCGGCCTCGGTCGATTGCAGTGAGTGCTCCGCCCAGCCGTTCAATGTCATCGGCCGCCGGGCCAAGGTTGCGAAAGAACGGCAACAGGTCGGCGCCTGCTTTTCCGAACAATGCAGTAGCGGTCGCCGTACGCCTTGCCGGGTCTTCAATCTCCGCAAGCCGCTCGCCAATCAGCTTGTACTGCTCCTCTGGCTTGAGCGTGTCAAGCACAGTCGCCTCAACGCCAAGCGCGGCCAAGGCCTTCTGTGCTGCTTTGCTTTCATCGTCAATGCCAAGCACTGACTTCTGCAGCCTGCCGAACGCAGCACTGACTGCGTCGATGCTTGTGCCGCTGCGGTTGGCCGACTCCTCGAGCACCTGGATGAACTCAAACGACACGCCAAGCTTGTCGGCAATGTTGCCGAGGTTCTCAACGCGGCCCTCAAGGTCCAGCAGTCCGCGAGCCACGGCGGTCGCACCAGCACCAAACGCAGCCACCGCAGCCAGCCCGACCGTGAACGGATTCACGAGTCCTGCCACCGAAGCCCCGATATTGGCCAGCCCGCCAGAAAGCCCCGAGCCGCCGCCGAACACCTTGGAGAGCCCTTCGCCGGCAGACGCCAGCCCAGACAGCCGGCCAGCCACATTGCCGATCGGTCCGGGCAATGCAGACAGCACGCCGGTCAACTCGTTGAACTTCATCGTGCCGCCGTCGCCAGCACCATCGACAGACGTGCCGAACTTGTCGGCAGCCATCGTGGCCTTTGCCCACTCTGTCGCGGCCTTGTTTAACGCGGAGTTGTATGTCTCCTGCGTGATGCGACCGGCCGCCAGGTGTTCGCCGAGCTCCTGCACCTGGGCGTCGTACTTCTGCCCTGGCGAGAGATTGGCCTGCGTGATTTGTGCCGCCCTGGCGAGGGCCTTGGCCCTGTCGGTCTCGGCTACGGCCGCCTCTTGGTTTGCACCGCTGGCCACGGCAGCAGCACGGGCGTATGTCTCCTCGCTGATCGCTCCGGCCGCGAGCAGCTGCCCGAGCCGCTCGAGCTCGCCCGTGCGTCGCTCCTCGGCCGTGGCCACCTGCTCCGTGATCCGTGCCCCCTCGGCAAACGCAGCCGCGGCAGTCTGGGCACTTCCGACGACTGCCTGCAATTCAGCGGCATACTCTTGCGCTGAGATCTGCCCCGTCTTCAGGGCACTGCCGAGGAATGCGATGTCGGTGGCGACCTGCTTCTGGGCCTCGCCTGCCGCAGCAGTTGAACCCTTGAAAGAGTCAAAGAGAGATGCGGCAGCCGCGGCCTGCTTGCCGAGGTTCTGCATCTGGCGATCGACCTGCGACAGGCCCTTGGTCATGCCGTTGGCATTGGCCGAGAACTGCACGCCAAGTCCGATCACCGTTGCCATTAGTCACCCGCCAAGTCTCGTGCCAACTTCTCAAACGCTTCCTGTATCTGCAGCTCGTGCTGCGGTGCTTTCACCACCGGCACAAAGTCTTCCGCCTTCGGCGTTCTGCCTCGCGGGCAGTACGGCGCGAGTGCCGCACTGGCCATGAGGCCCGTCTGCCGCCACGTGTCAGGAAGCGGGTGGAAGTGCCGGTGGATCGCAATCCACTCGGCAAACTCCCGGCTGTCCATTTCCTGACACAACCGCCGAACCGTCATTCCGAGATGCGCCGCCAAACGAAACAGGAAAACTCTCGTTGGGCGGAGTGCTAGTTTTTTGCCAGTTCCTCTACGTCCTTGTCCGTCAGTGCGTTGTGCTCCATAGCCTTCGCCCACACTCTAGACATCACCTTGGCCGACTTCTTCGCCAGCTGCTCCACCTCCGCGTCGGTGAACAGCCGCTGGCCCTTCTCGTCACAAAGGCAGCGTGCCAGGAACTTTGTGCGGAAGTTCTCGACACCCTTCCCCTTGTTGGCCACCCAATCGTTCTCGTAGCTGTCACGCTCGCCGCAGGTCATCACGCGAATGAAGACGCTGCCGCCCCACTCCTTAACCTTGACCTCCAAGAGGCCCAGGTCGTCCGCTGCCAGAATCTGTTCTTTCGTCAGTGCCAAGGTGTCACCCGATGAGGTCGAACGTGAACGTGTAACGCGTCACATCGTTGGCAGCCGCTGTGGCTCCCTTGCCCGTACATACTGCGTTGTATGTCAAGCTGATGCCGCCGCCGCTGATGCTGAGCGAGCCGTATTCGCCCCAGTTAAAAGACCCCGGCGCGAGGGCCTCGGCAGTCACACTGCCGCCGCTGGGCGCATAGCGGGTGCTGCTGCGACCAATAGGCAGCCCGCCGCCAAGCTCGAGCTGCAAGCTCGTAACCTCGTTTAGGGCCGTGCCCATGAACGACACAGCGCAGCCTTGCGAGTAGATCGCCACGGAAGCCTCCGTAGCGGACTAGATCCGCTGCACTCGGAAGGAGGCCTGGCCACGAATAACATCGTTCACAGCAAGCGTGACGCTTGAAGAGCTCACCGTTGCGTTCGCGGTCAGCCCGAAGGGGCCGCCAGCAATTACCAGGGAGCCACTTAAACCGTCGGTGATCGGCGCTGTGCCGAGGTATTCGATACTGACCTCACGGCCCGTGTCGGTTGCCGAGCCCTTAAGTGGCCGGTCCATCGTCCGAACCGAATTTCCCGCCGTGATAGCGAGGTTTGAAATGTCGATTGTGTCGCCGGCCGACACGTCGGTCATCGAGTAGGTGATGTTCGTGACGGTGTACGAGGTGCCGCCAAAGCTGAACGTCGTGCCCTGAGCGTGTGTGCCCATGTGTTAGTTCTCCCGCCAAAAGAGGTCGTATGTTTGCCGGACCAGATAGAGCGAGTTTTCCGCTCCGTCGATCTCCACCAGGTCGTCGGCTTCGTCCATCAG